AGTACTTCGGTTTTCCGTACACTTCGACAACAGTCGGTTTCCTAGTTGCCGGCAGTGCAGCCGAGTCGGCGTCTACTCCGTGGCTAGCAGTTGGCTTTGTCGTCTCAACTCTCCAGCCGTTTTCTAGCCAAGGCTCAACAGGTATGGCTGAGAGTGCGCTGACGTCTGCGTAGGTTGCCATCCAGACTTTCGCGCCAAACGTGTTGACGAAGAAGCCTGTCGTGGATCCTAGGACGGGGTCGTCTTTAGCGATCATGTCTCCCTGTATGAGGCGCTGCAGTGGGTTGCCTCCGTTATAGAAGGCGTTCACGAAGTCTTTCACTGAGACTACTGTTCTGCGGGTCATGGCAGTTGCAAGCCTCCGCGAATCTTCGCTAGACGCTCTGCGTGATAGTTCTCTAACTCATTCCAAGGCATCTTCGCAATCTTGTCAAGGTCGAGTTTCTCGACTTCGCCAGGTGCGCCGGTGTTTGGAACGAGGGTTCGTTTCTCAGGCGGGTACACTTTCACGATTTCGTCTTTGACCATCTTCACAATCGCCTGTACGCTCGCATCTGAAAGCGATGGAGCGACGGCGGGTGTGGATGGGGTCGCATTGACATTTGCTGAAGGTGTCTCTTTGGCGTCTTTCTCGGTCTTCTCTGCCTCACCTGTCTTCTCTGCTTGTGCTGATGCCTTCACTTGTTCCAGAAGGTCAATCAGTTTGACTAGGTGGGCGTCGAACTCCAAGAGTTTCTGCATGTCGATCTTCTCTGCGCCGCTTTGTGCTGGACTAGCTGGCGTTGTGGCTGCTCCTGTGGGAGCAGTTGGTGTGCCCGTCTCTTTCCCGATTTCCTTATCTCCCATGTTGGTTTCACTTTCTGTTAGGTTTTCAGAGGTGCGTTGTTCCAGCACGCTAACGGCATCTGATGTGCCGATCTCGTCCTTTCGGACTTGACTAGGAAACAGCAAGAACTTCTTGCCGTCTGATTCACGCGTGAAAACGGTCGGTTCAGTCACGCTCTTCTGCAGTCTGCAAGCCACGCATGGCGGAATCTCGCTCGATGGAATGGCTTTGATCACGACGAATTTCGCGCCAGGGTTTGCTCCTTTCGGACAGATGGTAATTTCGTGCAGTTCGAGTTTGTCGATGATTTCGCCGTGATCTCCTGTTCTGTGAATTGCTTCGCCTGCGATGCTATACATCTTAAGTTCGTCGCGTTGAATTGCGTCCCAGACGCGGTCAGCTTCCTTGATCGGTCTGTCAATCTCGCATACGACGAAGAGGCCGACCTCGTCAACCTTTGTCTCCCATAGGTAGCCTTCGGAGTCTGTGACTGAGTCGATGACTTTGCCAACCTCGATGTTGCTGTGCATTATGTGGACGTTTCGGTAGCGCTCGTCAGCCATGAACGGTGTGAGAGCGCCCTTCAATGCTTCGAGGGTGATAGTTTCCCCTTGGCTGTCTTTGACTTCAACGCTTGCGTAGCCGCCTATGAGTCTGCGGTTTTCGACTTTGATGATCTTGTATGTGCCTTCGAACTTGATCACGCGACGGTCCGGCAGCAATTCTAGGACTTGTGTAGTCATTTCTTTTTCAGCCCTTGTATCGTCTTCTTGATCTTCTGCTTGATGATCTCGATCACGTTGCCAAAATCGTCTAGGACATGGATCTCAGCGTTCGCCACTGTGTCTTTGAACTCTTGAATTTGTGCGATGACAATGACCTTTCCTAGTTGATCTTGCAGTTGCTTGCCTTTCTCGATTGCAGTCTCAACGATAGCGAGTTCTTCTTTGGATAGCGCTATCTTGCGGCTGCGGAACTGACTGAAACATACGGCTAGACGTTGATCCTGCTTAGGATAGTCTCTCATCATCGTGGGGTTGCTCATGCAACGCCCCATGAAGTGGTCTTGCGATTCACCACTATTCGGGGTCGGCAACGGCTTCAACGGCATGATTCATTCACCTAATACTCATGATTTGGAGTCGCGTCGGTTTCTTCCCTCTAACCAGAAGAACAGGGGGAACGCCAGCAGGATCCCGATGATGATCTCTGATGCTTCCAATTCTTCCAACAAGGAAAACACTTGATTCGAAAACGGTTCCTAGAATGCTTGGACTTCGAAGGGAATTACACTAGGCTTGTAGTTGCCAGCGATTGTAGCTAACCACTTGGCGGTCCAAACTCCAACCGGCGCATCAACTGCGAGGTCGTACTCGTAATAGTAGACGCCAGTTGATACGTTCGTCATGTCAGTCTTCGCCTTCGTGACTACGAGGGTGCCGCTTGGATTGTAGATTGTAAGCGCGATCGCAGAGGGATCTACGAGCGCGGCTGCACCGGAAGCGTCCGCGCCGACATCACCGTACCCTAGACCGTGAGCTACAATCTCAATCGCGCCGGTGGAGGGGTTTGTTTTGAGGAATAGACCTTTCTTGCTTGAAGCCGCATGGTCTGAGGATGATTCAACATCATGGGAACGGTCGTGAAGTTGAGCATGAGTATTCGCGATCCATTTTAGTTTGCCGTCTGCGTCGCTCCACGCGAGCACGTACCCGTCCGTCCGTGAGTTCACGATGATGAGGTGGCCTTCCCCAATCGAATCATCCTCAATTGTGTGGGCGGCTTCCCACTTCGCCTTAGAATAGGTATCAACACCGTCGGTGACTGTGGTTGAATGTTTAATCGCCAAGTCTAGGTTTCACCTTACGATTCAGTTTCTACGAGCGCCCACCAGCACTTGCAATTTGGATGCGCTGGGAGCCAAGGCATGAATTGCCCGAGACGATACCTGCGTCCTGATTGACTATCGCAGTAGTCGCAGGTGTGCAGGGTGATCTCTGTCGCCCATTCGATGTATTTCTCGCCAAGTTCGCGCAGTGTTAGCTGTGTTGCTTCGTTGTAGCCGCCCCATACGATGTCATGGCTGAGAAAGTCGAGGCGTATCTGAATGCCTTCATCGGTGCTCCAGTAGTCAGCCATTGAGGGCATCTTCCAGAATGTTTGTGAAGTCAGCGAGCGCTTGCTTTCTTCTCAAGTCGAAGCGTGCTACTGCTTCAGGGGGCAGAACTGCGTCGGGGCGACCCAGTCTCGAGGCGGCGTGTTTCCGAGCGATCTCCATGCTGTTACGGATGGCTGCTTCAATGATGATCGTGGCAGACGCGAGCGCCTGATCTTTCGTCAGGTGCTTTGCTTTGGCTGAGTCAACGAGTTTTTGCAGCTCGTCTAGGCGATGTTCTTCTCTGCGAAGTTGACCTGTCGGCTCGTCTCTTCGACGCTTACTCAAACGTGCTTTCATCCTCTCTATGATTGACGGGTGAAGCGTCCAGAGTCCTGCGTCTTCCGGTTGATTGGACAGTTGAAGACCCTCATCTTCTCCCGGTAGCTGTTGACTTGAGGGTGCTTGCCTCGGCGCGTGCGGGATTAACCCTGCAACTCCCGGTTGCTGTGATGCTGCACCGCCCGGTGTTGCTTCTCCACTGATCTCTAGTTCTCCGAAGTCGTCTAGTTTCACGTCGAAGCCTGCGCTCGAGGCGATGAAGGCAGTTTGGAATTGGATCTGCTTCGTTCGCGCGTCTCGCAAGTCATCTTTCGGGTCCGTCTTCTCAAACGTGAGGATCCAGTCTTTGATGCCGAGCTTCGGAATTAGGAACGTGTTGATTGGCACAGCGAGGTTGTCCTGTCCTTCCCTGGTGGTGCGTGATTGGACGTCGATCTGCATGCGCGGATTGTTACCTGAGTTGTGGACGACTACGCCGTTCGCTATGAAGCTATGGCAGTCACATGCTACTTGAATGTCGTAGACCTTGTATCCATGCGGGTACTTGGTCGGCCATGTCTTGATTATGCGTTGTGGAACCAGTTTGATTGAGCCGCAATGATGCTTCATAAACTGTGGAACAAGTTGAAGCGCATTACTGAAGATTTCCGCTTCATCTTTGCCTTTGATGACTAGAACATCATAGCCAGCATCTTGGAATATCTTGACCTTCTCATCTAATCGGTCTCTAACAGTCCTGCCTGGCACATCAAAGTTCACATTGTAGAGGCCGCTGAGTTCAATGATCTTCTTCTCGCCCTCGTTGATCCAGTCAGGGCATTTTCCTTTAATCCAGACTTTGCCGTCACCAACATATCTGAATCGGTCTGGAGTGATGAAGCGGATAAGTTCGTCTACAACTTTCTCGAAGCCAGACATTCCACGTTTCTGAAGCTGCTTAGTATGCGCCTTCTCCTTGATCACCGGGTCTTGACTGATTCTTCTGTTGTGACAGGTTATGTCGCAGGCTGTTTTATACCAAGGAATAGGTTTGCCGCATTCCTCGCAGTTTGTTGATGCTAGGTAGACTTGCGTCTCCGGAGTGAGGTTTCTTGCTTCCATCCAGCCTTTGTCGGTTAAGAATTGGTGGTCGGATGTTGCGACTATGCTGTTTGATGCACTTCTTCCAGTCTTGTGATCCTTGTGACCGCCACGTCTGCCGGCACCGAATAGTTGAACATTCATGAAGTCTCCTTTATGGGTTCTAGTGTAGACATCCGTTACCTGTGTGGGCTTACCGCATCCACACCAGACATAATCGCCCTTCTGGAGTTTGCTGATTTTCTTTGAGCCCTCTGTCGTCCAGATTGTTGTTCTCCCAATCAAGCAGCGGCCTGATTCTATGACGCTGATGAAGACGGGGGTGACGCCGTAGACGCTGGCTAAGCCGTCTCGCCAAAACTTTTGCCAGTCTAGGCTCTGCATTGCTTGCAGGTCGTGCATGATGCGTATGAGTACAGGAGTTTCCTTCGTCGCAAGCATGAGGTTGCGGATCTTCTTGTCAGTTGTCGGGTAGCCTGAGACTGGGTCGATCTCGCTCTGTTTAGTCTCTTGATCTAGGATCTGCTTCTCTAGCGATTTGATCTGTGCTTCGTTATCGTAGCCGGGGAATGCGAGGATGCCGCCTACGTTGCCTTTCTTGTAGACCTGGTAATTGTAGTCATCCATCGCTTGGCCGCTGAGCAGTTGCTTCCACAGTGCGACAGGGCGAGGTGTCGGGTAGAGTTTCGGCAAGACGCGGTCGGTGCTGCCAACTATGATCTCGTCGAAGCCGAATCGTGCTTTGATCTCTGACCCGATCATCTGCACGTAGCAGGTTTCGAGAAGTGTGTCGCCACATTTCGGGCAGACCATGTTGAAGGCGGTTGCTTGCTCTTTTACGTGAAAGACATCAGGCTCATAGCAGGTTGGGCAGAAGTATTGTCCGTTGCCAAGTCTGCCTTTGTTCGCTGGATCAGTCGCGAATCGCATGTATTCGGGATCTTCAACGTAGACGGTGGAGGGGATCTTGATGATTGGGGTTCCTTGGCCTGCTTGCCCGTTCAGTTTGACGGTTGAGTAGCCGATGCTCCACCAGAAGATGCCGCAGATGTTATCATACCAGATGCTTGATGCGAACAGGTCCTTCCATGAGTAGTCAGGGTTCGGCTTGCCCTTCTCAGGATGCAGGAAGCCTTCGATGCGTTGATACTCTTCCTCGCTTGGCTCACGTGTCTTGCCGCCGCATTCTACGCCGTTGCGTACTTCAGTGCAGACATCAATCTGCTTATCGTACTCTGCGTTGCAGACGGTGCATTTTGATACGAACCGTGAGTCAATCGTCCAGCCGGGGCCGAGGATCTCTTGTCGCAGGGCGCGGTAGACCATTCTGAGCGCCCAATTCGTTTCACCGATCAGCTTGAGAAGGCCGAAGCTCCAAGGCGGCTCTTCAATTGATGAGACGTAGCTTGGGATGAGGCGGGGCATGACTGTTCGTCGTGCCGGTTGCTTCTTCACATCTGCCTTTCTGATTTTACTCGTCTTCTTCATCTTCTAATCAAAACCTACTCTTCAGAACGACAGGGCCAGTGTCGCCTGCTTGGATAGCGTCAAGGAATAGTGCGCCGCTTGCGACGTAGTCGTCATGTCGTCCGCTGGGGGCTTCAAGCTTCATCATGCTCTTAGCGCCGTAGATCCGCAGAGCGTCAATGTGCTGCTCAAAGAAGCGTCGTTTCTCCGGTGAGTCCTGTTCTGGATAGTAGACTCTGCGGTGAGTGATCTCGTTCTCCCAAGCTGTGTAGATCCTGTTATTCGTCTCTGACGTCAAGGCTTCAGCGTGGATGATGCAGTTGCTTTGTTTTCGTCCTAGTCGCCCGTTCACCATGTCAACGAAGACGTTGCCAGGTCCGTTCTTATCCATCTCGCCTGTGCTGTAGTTTCCTCGTATGATGAAGTCAACGACCTCATCTGCCTGCTTCTCATAGTCAAGGCCGGGCAGTTCGAGCCATGCGTCGATGATTGTTTCAGCGCCGAATCTGAAGCCGCCTGTGACGACTGTGCTGTCTACGTCCTTCGCGACGTCTATGCCGACTGCTCTGAAACTGTCCGGGGATGGCGTGAGCACTTTCACGTTAGGGCGGTCAACGATCGGGGTTGGCGTCCATGTCAACGCTAGGAGAAGCTCGCGGCTGAACGGCTTGTTTATCGGTTGGATCCAGATGTTGCCGAACTGTGTACGGTAGGCATCGCTTTCTTCCCCCATCTGCTCTTTCATGAGTTGCAGATATTGACCGTATCCTGGGCGGTACATGGCACCGAGTTCATCGTCTACGAACCAAGGCGGGCAAATGCCTGTCTGTTCTCTCTGCTTCTGGATTGATCTGAAATAGTAGTCATTGCTGACCTTTGGGGTGGCGGATCCTGCGAGGACGATGACTGCTCCGATTTCGCTTCCGGCGCCGAAGGGGAAGATGTTGTTCAGCATGGTGAACTCGTCCATGTTCTCGATCTGTTCGAGGAACATGAGCGGGTAAGTCTGGCCTTTCTGGAAAGCGCTGGGGCTGGCTGAGACGCAGTGAAACGGCGCTTCGAATCCTGATGAACTCACGAATACGTAGTCGTCTGTTCGTCTGCCTCTTGAGAGTTCGAAGTTGATGCCGAGTTTTGCTTGAAGCCAAGGCTTGAGGCGGTCAGCGTACAGTCGCAGGCGCTCTCTAGTGACAACAACGCTCTGCTCCTGCTTCGAAGGCGTGACGATAGCTACGGGGTAGCTACGTTGTAGCCATCTGATGTTGTAGATTGCAAGCGCGATAGCGCTGTGAACGTTGCCTTCTGTCTTGCCTGTCTGTCTGCTCCATTGAATTGGGATGATTAAGGCATGACCTGATAGAGCGGATCTGATGAGTAGTTCTCGATACTGATTTTGATAGGGGGTTAGTGAGACGCCGCAGATCTGCAGGAGCACGTCGCTGAGTCTGACGCATTCACCGACCGCGTGTAGGTAATCATGACTTTGCTGGGCTGACGCCATGTGTTGCTGCATATTCTACACCGCCAAGTCTGACGACTTCTTCGACGTCTACTGTGTTCTCGATCTTGATGCCTTGGAAGGTGAGCGGGCCAGAGGCTTGAACCATCGTGATATTATGCTGGGGCGGATAGAGCAGGTTGCTGATGTTTCGTACGCCCTGGTTCTGAGCGACCATGTCATGCCCTGAGAGCAGCCGGTCCATGTTCAGCAGCATGAGGTCTGCTTGAAACTTGACGATGTCTTCCTTCGTGATGAATCGGAATACGGGGCGGCGATCCTCCGGAATCGGTGTTAGTGCTCGTGCGTAGGCTGCAACTTGTAGTTTCTTGAGTTGTGCTGCTGACTTGACGAGGTCGGTAGCTTCTCTTGATGGGAGGGAGTGGGGCATCGTTTCTAGGTCAGTTACTGCTTTCTTCTTCTTTTTGGGCTTATTCTGTGGCAATTGGTAGCACCTGTTGGGGGAGGGGATAGTTGCTTACGATGAGGTTCTGGTAGGTTCCACGTTCGCCGCCTATGATTTGTTCCACGTTGAGGCTTGAGGTTAAGGCGCCTTTCATACCAGAATAGAGTTTTCAAGGAGTTTCCTCAGTTTCGGATTGAAACAAGTACAACTAATCCAGCCGTACTTCTTGCCTAAATCGATCCATTTGAAACCGCATTTCGGACAGGTATGATGCCTAGTCTTCTTCCGGGAGCGGCTCATCATCATAGTCATTAAGAGTAGGATCGTCCACTTCTGGATCGTTCAAATCAAATCATCCGCAGTAGTTTAGCGCAGGAGAGACAGTAGTATCGACGTCTGCATGTTCGATACACTTTCTCAGGGAGAAGCTGATGATGACAATGGAAGCATTCTACGTTGGCACCGATTTCCCTCATAACCCTAGAGAGCGACTGCGGTGTCAGTGTGACTGTTTGACTGCTCAAGTCGCGCAGGCTCTCCGAGCCGCCATCATGTAGGCGGCGAGTTCTCGGATCCTCGGATTGTATTTGAGGCAGTTCGGGTCGCCGCAGTGGCCGTGTCTGCGATGTTCGAACCAGTGAAGTATCAACAGGTTATCGTAGATGAATTGCTCATCGTTCTGTTGATCATGCGTCATCAAGTGATAAGGAATCTCAGCATCGTGTGCTTCGAGTATCGCCTGGTTGCCAGGATTCGTGTCCCAGGGGCGCCCTAGAGATCCAGCGGGCAGACCACACATCTCACAGGTCTTATGGTCTTGGTGGCGCCGTTTGTTTGCCCTATCCCAAGCCTTCGTTCTACCGCTGCCGAGCAGGAACCGCCAGAAGCCTGTTCGCGCCAGTATTCTCAAGCGCTCACCGATGCGGCGTCTCTACGTCAAGGACGTCGACGTGCCGTTCATCCATGATTTTTAGCACAATGTCGATCATGTGCACAATCGTGGGATTCGCGGAGTAGAAGGTTCTGTGAAGGAGACAGTCCTGGCGAGTCACTTTCGGCATTTCTTAAGCTCCTTGCGTCCCTTCGGTGTGATCGTGAAGATGTTGCAGCGGTGCCCGTCAAAGTTGCCCCGGGAGAACTCAATCAAGCCTTCCTTCATTATGCTGGCCATGAAGCCCTCAGAGGCGAAGGCCGACGTGTTCGAGCCGACGATCTTTTGCATTACAGGCCCTGGAATCGGTCCGTACTTGACGAGTGCCCCCAAGACCATGAAACCACGAGGATCCTTCTCAAGCACTCCCTTCGGCCTCAGCATCTCCCTGATTGCAGCATCATCTAACTGGATTTGTGCGAGTTCCAGTTGACGTTTCTTGAAGCGACCCATAGCCGCCTCTATCTCTTCCACATTCGGTTTCTTCTTAGTCATTAGAACACCTTGGGACGAACATAACGAATCGTCGCATCTTCTTCGTTGAAGTCTTGCAGGATCATGTAGCCGACCTGCGCGGTAACGCCCTTGTTGAGCAGGTACGCGTTCTCACGTTGGAGAGTGCCCGCCTGGACAACGACAACATTCGGTGGGCGGCCTACTGCGAAGAGTTGGTGCATGTGACCTGTCACAAGCAGGTTCGGGCGCTCAAGCAGTTGATCGAAGACGCGTTCAGCTCGGTATGTTTTCGCGTAACTGAGGCCCCCGCTCGTGTGAATGACAAGAGTGGTGAACTTCTTGTTCAGATCAAGTTTCGTGACATGACCGTAATAGCTGAACTGCTTGCGGCGTTTCGCCGTTGCCAGGAGCATGTCGTGTCCGACGAGGACACTGCCCTTCAGTTTCTCTTCATGGTTCCCGATTACCGCGTGAAAGCGTGTGTCTGACGGAAATCTGTCGATGATGTCGCAGCCCCATTGGGTTTGAGTGTCCACGTTGAGGGTCTTGCAATCTTCAAGCTCCATCTTGTGAACGCCGCGACCCTGATAGAAGTCGCCAGCGATCACGATATCTCGAATCCCAAACTGGTCCACATCATGGATCATTCGTTTGAGCGCGATCTCGCTGAATCCGTATGAGCCGATATGCCAGTCACTTGCCAGAATCAGCGGGGTAGAGATTGCGCCTTGCGAACGATAGAAAGCACCCATCTCGTTCTGCCCGAATCGCACGAGAACGTAGCGGGTTTCGTTGCCTTGAACTATCTTTTTGATGTCGTAGCCTTGATCTTCAAGGTACGGGATTGCTCGCGCAACCACCGGAGCCTCAAGGTCAGTCGACTTGGCGATCTCATCAAGCGTAACCGGCGCGTTCACGGCTCTCAGGGCGGATAGGACACTATTGAGCGCTTCAAGGACATCTCGTGATGCCCCCTTCAGCTTTGGATTTTTCATTTCTCAACCAGATTTCTATCCGATACTCATGAACCGATACCGATACTTAGAACTCGGTTTCTTGCGGCAACAGCAACCCACATCTCCCACAGATGAGGGAGTCATCCTCCAGCAGCCTCTCAGTGAAGGCGGTGAAGTCTAGA